CTTTGACACTCCGAAACGGAAAATCTTGCATCATCCCAAATTAACCTGCAGACTCGGGATTACCTCCCGATGAAGCAGAAATGTCTAACTTAAATGCTACTTTTTGTAGCGGAATCAACCAATGAAATCATGAACGAAAACATCAACTTAGTCGAACTTCTGAAAGACTGCCCGAAAGGGACGAAGCTGTATACACCTATTGCCGGAGAGGTATTTCTTGAAAAAGTACATTCCAATTCCAAGCGTAGTGAATGCCCATACCCAATAGAAGTACGTTGTTATGCAACCGAATTATCATTCAACAAAAATGGCTTGTATTTTGGAGAATTTGAAAATGAAGAATGCTTACTGTTCCCCTCCAAAGACCAGCGCGACTGGAGCAAGTGGGAATGTCCGAAACTAAAGTTTGACCCAAATACGTTGCAGCCCTTTGATAGGGTATTATTTAAAACTAGCAGTTGTATATGGAATTGTGCTATTGTATCTCACGTAGAGGGTCTTAGAATCTATTTAATAACAGGTGGATATGTCTACAATTGCATCCCCTACAACAATGACACCATACACCTTGTGGGCACAACAGAAGAAGCGCCGGAATATTACCGTTATTGGGAGGGATGAGTATACGCCGCATCGGTATGGGTCGCGCTGCGCGGACTGCCGCGCGACTTTATGGAGGAGTAGGGCAGAGACGGACATAACGCGGGCATGAACGCTCGGGGCTTGGCTGGGCCTCGCCCTGAATAACTTAACAATACTATGATTGCTGAGAGTACTATACAGGCTGTACTGGAGCGGGCGGACATTGTGCGCGTCGTACAGGAGAGCGGTGTGAAGCTGGAAAAGCGCGGGGTTGAATGGGTGGCTTGCTGCCCATTCCACTCCGAGAAGACCCCGAGCTTCCACGTCAACCCTGCGAGGCAGACGTGGCACTGCTTCGGGGCTTGCCAGGAGGGCGGGGACGTTATCTCGTACCTCATGAAGCGCGAGGGCATGACGTTTGTCAACGCGGTGCGCCGACTGGCTGAGCAGTACGGCGTGGACCTCGACGAGGAGCCGGAGACGGACACGGAGCGCGAGAAGCGGCTGCGCCGTGAAGCCCTGTGGGGACTCAACGAGCGGGTGGCTAAGCACTACGCGGACAACCTGCTCGACACAACGGACCACGAGGCTGCCACCGCACGCAGCTATGCGACCCAACGATGGAGCAAGGAGTACATGCTCGAAGCTGGGATGGGACTGGCCAAGGAGCATGGCAACGAGCTCTGCGAATGGGCCAGGCGCAGGGGGGAAAGCATGGACTTGCTGCTGGAGCTGGGCCTTATCGGCAAGAACGAGCAGCGCGGCACGCTCTATGACTTTTACCGCGGCCGCTTGGTTGTGCCTATCCGCGACAAGCAGCGGCATGTAGTCGGATTCACGGCGCGAGACCTGACCGGGCAGAGCGAGGCCAAGTACATGAACTCGCGCGAAAGCGAGGCTTACCAGAAGCGGCTGTCTGTCTTCGGCATCGACACGGGATGGCGCGCCGCCGTGCGAAAGGACCAATGGATCTTGGTGGAGGGCGCGCCCGATGCGATGAAGCTGCACTGTGTGGGCTACGACAACTGCGTGGCTCCGCTGGGGGGCAGCTGGACCAAGGACCAGCTAAAACTCATTGCCAAGAGCACCAAGAATGTCTGCTTTATCAACGATGCGGACCCTGTGCCTCCCGGGCAACGCTATGGTGCGGGCATTGGCTTCGTCCTGAAGAACGGCCGCCTCGCGCTGGAGCTGGGCCTTACCGTGTCTGTGCGGGAGCTGGCCTGCGGCGAGGGTAACACCAAGCAGGACCCGGGCAGCTTCTTCACTTCGCCCGAGCTGATGAACCAGCTGGACGAGCAGGAGTTCGTCAGCTGGGCCGCGCGCAAGCTCTGGGACAAGGAGCAGAACATCAACGCAAAAGCGGACACTATACGGACTATCAGCGAGCTGGCCAGCTTTGTCACGGACGAGACAAGACTGGAGATGATACTCGACGAGCTGGTACGTCTCCGCAAGGGCAAGGAGTTTTGGCGAAGCTCCATCAACCGCGCGAAATGGGCACGGCAGGATGCGGCCAAGCGCAGATCCGAAGAGGTGGACCTCCGCAAGTACGGATTCATCGAGGACCGCGGCTGCTACTATGGACTGACGGATGATGGGGAGGTCAGATGGTCTAACTTCACCCTCCGCCCGCTCTTCCATGTCAAGAGCGAGGAGAGGCCGCTGCGTCTCTTCGAATTACGGAGCCAGGTCGGCGAGAAGGAGCTGCTCGTGCTCGACATGGACGACCTCAACTCGCTGCAACGCTTCCGCAAGAAGCTGGAGGGTATGGGCAACTATCTTTTCGCTGGATCCGAAGCGGACATGCTCAAGCTGAAGGCGTACCTCTACGACCAGACGGAGACGGCGGTGCTGCTGCGCACCATGGGGTACTGCGCGCGGGAGGACTTCTATGTCTTCGCGAATGGGGTGTACAAGGATGGTGACTTTCACAATGCGGACAATTACGGGATTGTCCGCATGGGGGAGGACACGCAGAAGCAACGCTGCTACTTCCTGCCGATGCACTCTTCCATCAGCTCCGAACACACGGGAGCGGACGATGCGGACAGCTACAGCCTGGAGCGTAGGTTCGTCCACCGCTCGCTCAACAATACGCCCTTCGCGGAGTACATGGCGCGCTTCGTCACGGTCTGGGGGCAGAACGGACGCATCGGCCTCCTGTACTGGATGGCCTCGCTCTTCCGGGATGTGATACAGGGTTGCACCCGCTCCTTCCCCATCCTTAACCTCTTCGGCCCGAAGGGCACGGGCAAGAGCCACATGGGGGCCTCGCTCATGACTTTCTTTACCACAGGCAACCTCGCGCCGAACCTGCGCAATGCCACGACCAGCGGCCTCAATGAGGAGGCGGGCTACTCGGTCAATGCCATGGTGCATTTTGATGAGTACAAAAACAACGACATCAAGCCGCAGGTGGTGGAGTTCCTGAAGGGTACTTATGACGGGGTGGGGCGCACCAAGATGGGCGGCGCGGACTACAAGGACCGCAAGATGACCAAGGTGCGCTCGGGCATCATCCTGAGCGGCCAGGAGATGCCGACCGTCGACATCGCCCTCTTCCACCGCTGCATCTTCCTGATGTTTACGCAAAATACCTTCACTACCGCCGAGAGCGCGCGGCTGTCGGAGCTGGAGGACATTCAGCGGTTCGGGTGCACCAAATACTCGCTTGAGGTGTTGGAGCACAGGCCGAAGGTTCAGGCGGGTTTCGCACTTCGCTACGGCGAGACGTTGCGCGCCATGAGTGAGCTGACAGGCGGCAACGTGGAGACGCGAATCCTTGAAAACTGGGCCAAGCTGCTGGCGGTGTACCGCTGCTTGGAGGGCAAGGTGCTGCTGCCGTTCACCTACGAGGAGGTTCAGGCCGAATGTGTCAAGCTGGTGCTGCGCCAGAACGAGCTGAGCGGAGACCAGAACGAGCTGGCGCACTTCTGGCGGATGCTCATGTTCCTCCGCGACAACGGCGACATACAGGAGCGCGGCGACTACATCCTGCGCACCTGTACGAGCATTGCCACGGATGCCACGACCCGCAGTTTCGGCGCGCCGCACAAGGTGCTGCTGCTCAACATGAGCCGCGTGTTCCAACTCTACAAGGATGCCTCTCGGCGGGCGGGCGACAAGATCATTCCCGACGACGCGCTGCGGGAGTACCTCAAACACACGGACTACTTTCTCGGCTACGCCAAGGCGGTGCGCTTCCGCGCCTTCCGCAACGGGTACGAGGAGAAGACCGAGGGACAAAGCCCTGTCTACCGCGTGACGCGGGCCATGGCCTTGGACTATGAGATATTGTCCGACAAGTACAACATCTCCTTAGACACCAGCTGCGGCTACGACGGCGCGCCGAGTGACGGCGCGGAGGTCTGCCTCAATGAGGCTGCTGCCTCGCCTGCCTCCGCACCCACCGAGCCGAAGCTTCCGTTCTGACAACGCGCCTCGGATAAACAACAATTACAAGAACCTACAACAACAAAACAACCTATGAACCCATTTTGTAATTATACGCTCCCTGTGGTGGGAGTAACCAAGGACAGCCTGCTCGGCAAGAGCATTGCAGCCATGACCCGCAATGCCCAGAAGCAGAGCGAAAACGTGGAGAACCACAACTACGCGACCGAAGAGGCGCGCATCTTGCGCTCGGTCACTTACATGATCCTGCTGCGGCAGGAGCTGGCCAAGCAGTTCCTGCGCCGCACGATTTCGCAGTTCGCCAACACCAAGCAGCTCTACCGCCTCGATGTCAAAAAGCACGCGCGCAGCCTCGTGGACGAGCTTTCGAAATATGACCACATGACGGGCACCATCATCGATGGCAAGACGCTGGAATACTACGACGGCCTGACGGACCACTACTGCATGAGGATGCAGGACGAGGTGCGCGCCTGCCTCCTCCACATGGACTTGCTGATGAGCTCGGAGCCTGAGTATGCGCGGCTCGACCCGCACGTGCAACGGCTGGTCAGCTCTTTGCACCTGTCCGTGGTGCTGGCCTGCTTCTGCTTCGAGCGCATGGAGTTCGAAATATCCCACTACCACGGACGCTGCCAGCCTTTGCAACGGCTGCGCTTCCTGTCGTTGCGCACCATGTATTTCAAGGCTGACGGACTCCTTAGCGCCCTCCAGCGCACGGTCTTCGGCTCCCGCGTTCAGAAAACGGTATACACCTCTATGGTCGACGGGCTCGATGCCTTGCTGGAGCGCATGGCCTCGCCTGAGCACATTGAGGGGATTATCCGCGAGTTCGACAAGGAGTTCGAGGGCACGCCTGTTGAGCAGCCCGACGCACAATAACCCGCAGACAAGTTTCAGGATTCAAGTTTCAGGATTCAAGTTTCAGAATTAACCACCAGCCATGAAGGATATTGTAGTATATGTCAAAGTGCAGCGGTACATCAAGGAGTGGCTGGAGTACCACCTCGGTACTCCCGTCCGCTTCCCCGAACGCTCCTACGAAAACGAGCTGCTGCACCGACACCTCGACAAGAGGCCCAGGAACCTGCCGCCCGACAAGCCGGAGGAGGGCACGGTGGCCATTGTCATCACGGACTGCGACCACAGCCGCCCTGAATACTACAACTACCTCGGGCAGCGCGGGCGGCGCGCCATCGTCTCGGCCATCGACGCACTCTTCCGCCTCGACCTCTGGAGCGGCTGCGCGCCGCTCATCCACAGCAAGACGGAACTCAACCGGGGCATCGACGGATGGTGCGCTGACAACGGCATCTCGCTGGACGCACGCGAGGCGGTGCGACAGAAATTCTACCGCATCCGCAGGGCCTACCTCGAACGCGGAATCGTTTTGGGCAACTTTTACCGAAAAAAAACTGCCACTATCCCGCACATTTTCGAACACGGAGAAAAACTTAGAAAAAATGGGTAAGATATACATGAACCTGATGCAGCGCGAGGCCACGCTGTACCGCGCCAACAAGACGGTCATCTGTGCCGGGCGCGGTACGGGCAAGGGCCTGCTGCATGCTGCGGTGCAGCTGGAGAACTTCCAGCAGATGCCGCGCTCGACCACCGCCTTCGTCGTGCCGAACGCCAAGCGCGGGCTGACCAACACGCTGCCTTCCATGTTCCTTCATTGGGAGAACTGGGGGTACAAGCGCGGGGTGCATTGGGTCGTGGGCCAGAAGCCGCCGCGCCAGCTCGGCTGGCCAGACCCCTTCTACAAGCCGGAGAACTACGACAACATCATATCATTCTACACCGGGGCCATCGGGCAGATCATCTCGCAGGACCGGAAGGGTACGTCCAACTCCAAGTCCTTTGACTACATCGACATCGACGAGGCCAAGTTCGTGGACTACGCCCAACTCAAGTCGGAGACCTTTCCCGCCAACCGCGGGCAGGTGTCTGAGTTCGGCCACCTGCCTTTTCATCACGGCATGTTGATTACCTCGGACATGCCCGTCACCAAGCAGGGCTCTTGGTTCTTACAATACGAAAAGGACTGCGACCCTGAGACGCTGTCCTGCATCCGCGCGTTGGTTGCCGAGCGGTGGCATCTGCGTGACCGACTGGCCACCGAACAGACGTACTACCTGCGCGGCAAGCTGCGCGAGGTCGACAGGATGCTCTGCCAGCTGCGGCGAACGGCCACCTTCTTCGGGCGTTACTCCTCCTTGGTCAACATGGAGGTGCTGGGTGAGGCGTGGTTCCGCCAGATGAAGCGCGACCTCCCGCCCATGGAGTTCCGCACCTCCATCCTCTGCCTTCCGGTCGAAATGCTGGAGGACGGCTTCTATTCCTCCATGCGGCCCGGCCACAAGTACAACTCTACGGACTTCCACTACCTCGACTCGCTGGGCTACGACGTGGAGCGGCTTTCCACTGTGGATTGCCGCATGGACGCGGATCTGCAGCCGGACAGACCGCTCTGCATCGCCTTCGACTTTAATAGCAACATCAACTGCCTGGTCGTGGGCCAGACGGACGAGGGCCGCCGCCGCCTGAACGTGGTCAAGTCCTTCCATGTCAAGTACGGGCGCAAGCTGCCTGACCTGGTGGATGACTTCTGCCGCTACTACCACCACTTTAAGAACAAGGAGTCCATCTTTTATTTCGACACCACGGCGCTCGGTAGCAACTACGCGGTGAACGACGAGGACTTCCGCTGGGTGATCATCCACCAGCTGGAGATGCACGGCTGGCGCGTGCGTCCCGTGCACATCGGTCGGCCCATGGCCCACCTCGAAAAGCAGCTGCTCATCAACCGCGGCTTCGACGGACGCGCACGGCTCATGCCCTTCTTCAACGAGCAGAACAACGAGAGCCTGCTCGTGTCGGTCCAGACGGCTGGGGTCTACAACGGCCACAAGGACAAGCGCGCCGAGAAGACTCCTGAGACGGAGGAGAGCAAGCTCGAAGAGCGCACGGACTTCTCGGACGCCTTCGACACGCTCTACATCGGGTGCGAGCGTTTCCCGCAGGAGACGGTGCTGCTGCCTGTTACCAGCGACTGGTGAGAAATATCAAAAAGAACTATTCTTTTCTTTGTCAATAATAGAAATATTACTACCTTTGCATTGTCAAATAAAGGAGCAATGAAGTATAAAGAATTTCACAACAAAATCAAAAAAGCTGGCTGGAAATTCAGCCACGCAACAGGAAGCCACTACTTTTACACGAAGGACGGAATTCTTTCACAACCGGTTCCATTCCATGGTGCTAAAGAAATTCCAGAGCCGCTAAGAAAAAAAATTTCAATAGGCATGGGACTTTGAAAACAAAGTCCCTGACTCCTATTAAAAACTCTTTAATCAAATACAAAATGAGACACTTGGTTATTAACCTTTGCGCAAGCAAAGACAGCATTGGAGCCTATTCTGAAAACGATGAAGGCATATACGGAGCAGGAGACAGCATTGCGGAATGTCAAAATGATGTGCTAAAGTCTATCGAGGAAATCAAACAAAACTTTCCTTTTGACAAGTGGCCAGACATACTCAAAGGAGAATTTGAAATTGAATGGCGCTTTGACGTACAGACTCTTTTGCTCCATTATGGCGCACTGATGTCCCTGTCCGGGCTTGAGAGAATTACGGGTATACACCAGAAACAGCTTTGGTCTTACATGAACGGGCGGTCGAAGCCTCGCAAGCAACAAGTAGACAGGATAGAAAACTCCATACGCATTTTTGGGAATGAACTCTCAAGGGTGCGCCTTTATAAATAGATTACATACCGGTTTCTTTATTTGACTACAAAGAACCTTGGGCATGCCAACTCGTTTTGGTATGCCCTTTTTCTATGGTGATTACAAAGGTAGCGCACTCGCGTGCGGATTGTTGACTGCGCGGCAGCGGCTTCCCTGCTCGGCCCGCGGCTTCGGCGCGCCCCCGCTCGGCGGGGAGGCCGCGCCGCATATTCCGCCGCCGCCCGAATGGGTGATGTGCGCAGGAGTTTAGGGCGGTGGGGGATGCTTTCGCACTCTCGCCGCAGCCCGCTGCGGCGAGGTGGCCGCCAAACCGCTGTAACAGAAGCCTGTGCCGTTCCCCTCATCCGAACAAGTTAAAGTGGACTTGTTCCGGGGCTGCGGCAAGGCCTCTGTTCCAGCGGTTTGGCGGTTGCATGGGTCGCGCGCCCCATAGCGGTAGGGCACACCCTTGCCCTCATACCGGCTAAGGCCTGCGTATGCACGGAGCAGCACAGAGGCCGGAATGACAGGGCGGGGGACAAGTCCCCATGTGTGCCACACAGGGACACGTCCCTTCTACGCCCTTGATGTCGATTCCGACCACTGTGCTGCTCCGTGCATACGCTGTCCCCGCCTCCGTTCCGGCAAGGGAGTGCCGCGTTCCCCACGTGTCCTCCGCTCCGCTTCGGCCACGATTAAGCCCCACTCCGCTTCGCTGCGGGGAGAGCGGCCACCTGTACCAGGTGTGGTTGCTTAATCTGCCATTGCCATCACGAGCCTGATGTCTTTTGACCTCAAATTTACACCCAATATATTTGCGTTACACCAACACAAAAAGCTCTGACTATATGACCCGCGAACATCGTGTCAACATCCAGTATTTTTCGGCCGTCGGCATGCTCATCTGCGGCGTGGCTCTCTCCGTGGCCGGATTCATCGTCTCGCCGCTCGGCGAAATCTCGGACTCTGTCCTCTGGTTCGCCGCCCAGACAATGATCTACGCAGGCTCCGTTTTCGGGGTCAGCGTCTATGTGAACGACAAGTTCAATTCCATCACCAACCAGCTCACCAAGAACAACAATGGCAGCAAAAAGGAAAATCAGTAAGATTATCGTGCACTGCTCGGCCACCGCCGAGGGGCGCAACTTCACGGCCGACGACATCACCCGCTGGCACAAGGCGCAGGGTTGGACGACCATCGGCTACCACTACGTCGTGCACCTTGACGGCACTGTCCGAACGGGACGCTCCGAGGAGCTCGCCGGGGCACACTGCTACGGCCAGAACAACTGCTCCATCGGCGTGTGCTACATCGGAGGCCTCGCCGCCGACGGCAAGACCCCCAAGGACACCCGCACGCCCGCGCAGCGCAAGGTGCTCCTCCAGCTCCTGCGCCGACTCCGACAGAAGTACCCGCAGGCCGACATCTACGGACACCGCGACTTTGCCGCCAAGGCCTGTCCCTGCTTCGACGCGAAATCTGAATACGCCGAACTATGAAGCATCCCTTCTTCCTCCTCCTCCTCCTCCTCGCGGCGACACTCCTCGCGTCCTGCCGCACCACGGACAAGGCCACCGACACCCGCCGCCAGCAGCAGGTGCGCACCGACACGCTGCGCATCCTGCAACTCCGCGCCGACACCATCCGGCTGCACGACAGCGTCTTCGTACGCGAGCAGGTTATCGGATGCACCGTCCGCATCGAGCAACACCACTGGCACACGGCCTGGCAGACGCGCATCCTGCGCGACACGGTCCTGTCCGTGCGCCGAGATACACTACGCGTAGTCTCGGACACCGAAAAAATCCGTTCGACCACTCCCCAGCTGCCCACGGCCCGCGAAGCTATCGCCGTCCTGCTGCTGGCTCTTGCCGCAGGGGCCGGATTCTACTTCCACTTCAAGCACAATAAAACGAATGGCTAAGTTAGTCACCAACATTCCTAACTACGGCTTCCCGCACCAGTACGATTCGGTCCGATTCATCTCCGACTCTCCCTGCCGCGTCACGCTGTACTGCGATGCGGGGGAAGCCGTCTTCTTCCTCCGTCCCAGCTCCTCCATGGAGATACGGCTGGACGACCTCGCGGGCCTGCTCCGCGACTTTACCTCGGACGGACAGGCCCGCATGTTCCAGCTCGCGTGGGACGAGGGGCCTTATACGTTCAAGGTGCTGCCATGCCGCCTCACGCTCTCTCAGTCCGCCACCGCCTTCTGCGCGCGCCACTTCCTGACGCTCTGGGATGGTGCGAAACCTACTTACATGGGGGCCAAGGAGACTGTATCAATATACAATTCGGGCAGCCAGACAGACCAGTTCAGCGTCCGGCTGTTCTGGGCCAATCCTGACACGGGCGAATCCAGGGAGACAGGAACGGATGACTCCGAGTTCGATGAGGGCGCGACAATGGACGCACTGGGATACATACACTTCGACGTGTCTCCTTCCAGATTCTATCAGCCCGCCGCTGGCTTCATTCTCTGTTCCTACGAGGTTTCCTGCGGGTTGCGCTCCCAGTGGTTCGAGGTGCGCAGCTGCCGGGACGCTGAGCCGCTGACGCTCCTCTTCCGCAACTGCTTCGGCATCCTCGAATCCTTCCATTTCTTCGGATCTGTCTCCCGCGAGCTGAAGCCCACGCGCAGCGCGGCCTCATTCCGCGGGCTGACGCGAAACTACCGCGTGGATTCTGTCCCCGAGTTTACTGCTCATACGGGCGTGCTGCGCCCTGAAGCGTTCGCCGCCTTCGAGGACCTGTGCTCGTCCAACTACGTGCTGCTGCCATCGGAGAGCAACGCAGAGCTTTGCCTCACAGACTGCGACCTCAAGCTCTCGTCTGACCGATACGCCCCGCAGCAGGGCACGCTTACCTGGCGCTATGCCAGACAGGCACGCAACTACGAGGTGCGCAACGATGCCCACACCTTCGACGCTACCTTCGACTCGACTTTCAAATAGTACAGCTATGTCAAGACCTCGTATCACCGCCCTGCACCGCCGCGACGCGCTGCGCCTCTTGGAGGACGGACAGCCGCACGACCTGCGCGTGTGGAAAATATCCACAGGGGACATCCTCCTCTACAAGGGGGCTGTCTGCTGCGGCTCCCACCTGCGCGGAGGGACGCACCGCATCCGCCTCCCGCTCTCTGGACTTATCCGCGAGTTCCGCGACATCACGCTGTTCGAGATTGACGGCCTCAAGGTGTACCTTTGAGCCGCTATTTTCCCTTGTCTTTTCTGGCTTTGGGGCTTGGGACTATCTTCGCAACAGTTAATCTTACACACACATGAAGTACGACATCTATATCAACTCTTCCATCGGCTGGCCCTTCTCCGCGCAGTACGTCCGCTCGGAGCTGGATAAGTGCAAGAACAAGCCTTGCAACGTCTATATTTCCTCCCTTGGCGGTTCGGCCATCGATGCCTTCCAGATTCGCCAGATGTTCATCGAGCACGGCGATGTGACGGTTCACCTTCACGGTTTCGTGGCTTCGGCGGCTACGATCATTGCCATGGGGGCCAAGCAGATTGTCATGGGCGAGTTCGCGCTCTTCTTGATGCACCAGTGCTCCAACTGGGTGGAGACCTGGGGGATGCTGAACAAGGAGGAGATTGATGCGGCCATCCAGCAGATGCAGGCCTCCCGCAACGCCTTGGAGACCATCGACCAGACGGCCGCCAGCATCTACGCCGCCCGCTGCGGACGCAAGGTACAGGACGTGGCCGCATGGATGAACGAGGCCTCTTGGCTCACCGCCTCGGAGTGCCAGGAGCGCGGTCTCATCGACAGCATCTGCAAGGACGACGCACAGCCTGTCATCACGGACGAGCTGCGCGGAGAGTTCCTCGCATGCGGTTTCCCGCTTCCGGCCAGCGGACTGGCCAAGTCCGCAGAGCTGCCGCTCCGCTCGCTCATGGACGCGGCCGTGTCCTTCTTCAAGTCGTTGACGGCGGGCACACGGACGCAACAGACCACACAACCCACCAACACCACCAACACCACCATGGAACAGCAATTCAAGCACATCCTGGCCGCGCTCCATACGGACGGCCTGACCTCGCAGGGGGACAAGTACCTGCTCGCATCCTCCCAGCTTGCCGCACTCGAAAGCCGCATCTCGGCCCTTGAGGAGGACAAGAAAAAGCTGGAGGAGCAGCTCTCCGCATCGGCAACCAGCGCAGAGGCCTCGCAGCACGAAATCGACGAGCTCAAGCAGCAGGTGGCCAACCTGCAGAAGCAGGACGGAGCAGACACACATCACGTGGAGGACGTGACCCACGACGAGCCATCGGCCTATGCCTCCCGCGCCCGCGACTCTTACAACAAGCTCAAGCAGCTTGCCTAACCCTTCTCTAACCTCATAACCCACACACCAACAGACTATGCCTAACGCTATCAACATCACTGACGCCGAACTCCAGAAGTCGGCTGTCACCTACCGCAAGGACCTCCTTGTCATGCCTGTCATTTCGGCCGAGGCGACCCTGCAGCACATGACCCCGCGCGCAGGCGTCGCCGGACGCGAATTGCTCGGCGAACTCTCGGGCGGCATTGAAATCGGGCCCTACGACCCCCACCGCGTCGACAACGCAGACCTCAAGGTCGTTCCGCGCACGCTGGAGACGTATCTCGGCAGCGTGGTGAAGCGGTTTGACCCGAACTCCGTGGCCAAGACCGTCTACGGCTCGCTGGTCTCCCAGGGGGACGCGCTCACCTCGCTCGACATCACCCGTCAGGTGCTCAACTACCTGGCCATGCAGCTGGGCCGCAACCTCAACCTCCACATCTGGAACGCCAAGCGCAACGATTCGGGCACCAAGACCGCAGACCTCTTCGACGGCTTCGACACCATCACCCAGAAGGAGGTGGAGGCAAGCAACATTGCCACAGGCAAGGGCAACTACCTCGAACTCGGCTCGGCCATCGACGAGAACAACGCCACCGACATGCTCATGAGCATCTACGAGCAGGCCGATGACAACCTCCAGGGCGTGCCTACCAAGATGTTTGTGCCCTACAACGTATACCGCGCCTACAACAAGGACTACCTGGCCTCGTTCGGCAACGTGGTCTACAACTCGGAGTTCAAGAAGACCTACCTCGAAGGCACGGACAACCTCTGCGAACTCGTGCCACTGGTGAGCAAAAAGGGCTCTCCCTATATCCACCTCACCACGAAGTCCAACATGGTCTACGGCTACGGCGACGGCATGGATCGGGAGAAGATTGCCGTGGAGAAGCACCACGAGTTCCTGCTCTCGTTCGTCGCCACCATGTACTTCGGCTGCCAGTTCGAGACCATCTCGAAGGAGCGCCTCATGGTGGCCAAGCTCGCTTCCTGATCCTGAATTGTTTGACTCTTAAATCCAGAAGATTATGGCTACAGATTGTACCAACGCCGCCCTCTACGGCTCTCTGACGTACTGCAAGGGCAAGACCATACTGCCGGGCATCCGCTCGCGCCTCTACTTTATCGCCAAGCGCGACATCGTTTCGTGGCCCAAGCTGCCCGAGGAGGCTACCTCCGACATGGCCGAACTCGCCTCTTACGCGGGGGACTTCACGCTGGCCAGCGACAAGTACTGGCAGTTTATCGACCTCGTCGACAACAAGGGCAAGATCGAGAGCGAGAGCCAGGGCGACAAGCCCGCCCGCACGTTTCTCAACAAGACCTCGGTCGTGCACCCCGAGACCGACGAGGCGGCCACAGGCTTCGCCCGACAGGCCAACGCGGACGACATGGTGTACCTCCTGCAGGTGCGCAACGGCAAGTTCCGCGTGCTCGGCTCCGAGGCTTTCCAGACCGACACCAAGCCCAAGCAGGACAGCGGCGAGGGCGTGACGGGCGACTTCGGCACGACCATCGAGGTCGAAGCCACCGACGTCTGCCCCGCTCCTTACTACAAGGGCAAGATTGTCACCAAGGAGGGCACCATCGACGCCTCGACGGGACTGCCCGCCGCCGACTGACCATCTAACAGCACGAAATCATGATTGACCAGAAATTGACCAACGAAATCCGGCAGTGGCTCGACAGCCCGGCGGAGCAGCGCAGTCTCGAGGCGGGGGCTGCGATGCTCCTGCGGTTGAACGGTAACCGGTTTATGCAGGCGCGCCTCGTCCGCTCGCGCAACTTCGCCAAGCTCGAATACGAGCTACAGAAGCACCTGCGCATCCGCCTCAAGGGCCTCACCGTCCGCGAGGTAGCCCGCATGGAGCGCGACGCGATGCCCCAGATTGAGGAGTCGCTGGCACTGGGCCAGCCTCTCCCCCCTACGGAGGCGGCGCAGCCGACCATCAGCACGGACAGCGACCAGCCCGAGGGCGTGTTTCGGGGCAGGCGCGCCGACCACGACTCGCTGCCTGCCGACCTCCAGGCCCTGTATGAGCGCAACGGCGAGATTTACTTCCGCATGGAGCAGCTCTTCGAGACGCTCAAGGGTATGGAGGACGCCACGCCCTGCGACCGCCACGAGCTGCTCTGCCAGCTCGCCGAACTCGACCGCGAGTACCGCGACGGCTGGAACACTTACGACACCTGGATCGCAGCCGCGAACGGAGAGGACGAGGCGAAGGACCCCGGCCCGCGCTCCTTGCAGCCTACGGCGCAGCAGGTACAGGCGGCACGCAAGTATCTGTCGGGCAACAAGCCCAAGCTCGCCGCCGCCGAAGGGGAGGCCGCCGACGCGCTGCGCACACGGATGCAGCAGCGCGTGGACTTGCTCCTCTCGGCCGGGCAGGGGTTCGAGCCTGCCCACCTCGCGGAGCTGCAGGCTCTGGGCCTGCGCTTCACGCCCGGCGAATGACCAAGGGTTTACCATCATCATCATACGCATAGAGAGTTAAGTTCATCACCATCACCATCTTCATCAGTAGGAATTAGGTTTTTGGATCGGGGGCGGGGGAGTCGGGAGATTCGTACCGCCCCTTTTTTTTTACACTCCTTATATATATATATATATAGGTATATGACACAAACGCCTGACATATCCGACCCGCGGGAGCAGCGCGTACAGGTGGCGCTGACCGCCTCCTGGCAGCTGGGCCACGTCGTGGAGCGGCTGCTCTCCTACACAGGCCCTGCCTCCCTGACGGTGAGCACCTACTCCGTGGGCGAGGAGTTCCTGCGCCGACTTATCCGGCTGCGCCAGGGCGGCCTGCTGTGCCGCGCGGAGCTCTACTGCGACCTCAAGGCGGCCGAGAAGACGGCCTCCCTCCGCCTGATGATGCGCTCGGCCTACGACAAGGTGCATCTCTGCCAAAACCACAGCAAGGTGGCTGTGATACAGGGAGAGCTGCCCGTCGTGGTCCTGACCTCGCAAAACCAGACGCGGGGCAACCGCTTGGAGAACTACACCATCCTGCAATCCCGCGCAGTGGCCGAGCAGTGCCTGGCCTCCCTGCGCGCACTCGACACTTACGACCTATGACCATACAACCACCCCTTTCCTCCCGCACCGAGGAGATACGCGGCTACGTGGCCACGCTCACGCCCATCCCCGACATGGCCCTGCTCATGGACGTGGACGAGCGCGAGCTGCGCGACGAGCTGGATGACCTCGGCTCTCCCGTCTCGCTCGCCTACCGCAAGGCAAAGGCCGAAGTCGCGCTGAGACTGCGCTCCCGCGACATCGAGCTGGCCGATGCGGGCTCTACGACGGCGGCCGAAAACGTGGCCGGCTACTTCCGGCAGATGCTCCGCGAGGAATACCAGTAAGCCCGCCAGCGCATAACAACCTGTTAATTCCCGATTACCCATGAATCCCGAACTCATTGACCGCACACAGCGCTTCCTCTTTGCCTCCGAGGAGGAGATGGAGGAGGCGCACCTGCCACAGGCTACGCGCGAGCGAATGATCCGGCTGCGCGACATGTATGCCTACTGGCTCCGCCACCCCGCACTGGCCGACAAGGCGCTGGTGGCCCAGCTCCGCCAGCAGTACAAGGTGGGCTTTACGCAGGCCTACGAGGACTTGCGCCTGCTCAAGATCTGCCTCGGCAACCTGGGGCAGGTCACGCGACAGTGGTGCCAGTACCTCTTCCTGCAACGCTGCGAGGAGGGTTTCGCCATGGCCCGCGAAAAAGGGGACGCTTCGGCCTTTGCCAAGGTGCTCTCCGCGCTGGGCAAGTTCACCCGGCTGGACCACGACGAGTCCGTCGGTCCGGACTACTCCCAGATTGTGCCGCAGCAGTTCGAGCTGACCTCTGACCCTGCGGTTGCAGGCTTCGAGCGAATCGAAAACGTACAGGAGCGCGTGCGCCTGCTCTTTGACAAGTTTAAGATGGAAGCGCAGGACGCGGAAGCGGTCGAAGTGCCTGCGCCGCTGCCCGATGCGGAGCCTTGCGCCCGGCAAGCTGCTCATTGACTTTATTCCATTTAGTTGCATTCCGCTACAATAAGTTGTAATATAATTGCATCATGATACTCCACATCAACCGCATCGAATGCTGCGCGGCAAGCCTGCTCGACGGCCTGCTTGTCATCCAGAGTGCATCGTCTGCCATTCCCCCCAACCTCATCCCCTGGCGTGAAATCCCCATAGCCGTGCTGGCCACCCTGGAGGTGACTGAGGAGGTGGACAGCGGCGTGCGCCTCTGCCAGTCCAAGCTCACTGCCACGCTCTGCGGACAGCGTGCCGCACTTCCTGACGGGCCGCTGGCCTTCCGACTCACCTCCGTTTCGGGCTATACTTACCTGCTCGGCACGCACCGCCACCCTTACCCGCTCACGGCGCAGGAGGTGCGGCTGCCTTCCTCACCCGCCGAACCTTCCATCGTGACCCTGACGGTGTCGCTATCCGACGAGTTCGGGCTGCTGCGCATCGTCTGACTGACCTGCAAGCAGCGGCGCGCCTGTCTTTTCGGCGCGCCGCTGCTGCGGTTATTTTTGCTTCGTAACATATAAACCCAACACCATCATGGATACACAAGCATTATATGCGGCGGCTGAACAGGTGCGCGACGAGCACGCCGACAATGCCAACACGGCCAACCGCGTGGGCAACCTGTTTTATGCGATTGTGGAGGCGGTTGCCGACGTCAGCTCTTCGGTGTCGGCGCTCTCGCTTCGCATCTCTGCCCTCGAAAACGGCTCCGGCGGCAGCTCCGGCGGCTCGGGCGGCATCACGGACACCAGCACACTCCAGACGCAAATCAACTCGCTGAAACTCTCTGTGAGCAACCTCCAGAATCTCCTCAAAATGGCTTAACCCTCATTCACAACACTCTAACCCTTACACCATGGCTGACCTGACCATCAACGAGAATACCTATATCGGCTTTACCGCCAACCAGACGGAGGCAGCAGCACAGGCTGACAAGACCTCCAACCGCGTGAAGATCTGCAAGAACCGCAAGCTCTACCTTAACGGGCAGCGCCTCGGGCTGACTGACGAGGAGACCGCCGCACTGCAGGCAGGGCTGTCAGGCGGCAGCTCGGGCGGCAGCTCGGGCGGCGGAACGGACTACAGCAGCCAGATCAACGAGCTGAAGACTACCGTCGACGGACATACCAACACGCTCTCGCTCTTGCAGTCCAAGAACAACGAGCAGGACACGGCCATCGCATCGAAGGTCAACCAGAGCACTTATAATAATGCCATCTCCGACCTTGCCAAGACCGACTCGGACTTGCAGGGGGCTGTCAACTCTAACGCTTCGCTCATCGAGCAGCTGCAGGCTGACGTGGCCACGCTCCGGAATACGGTGGAGGCGGGCGGAGGCTCGGGCTCCGGCGGCTCCGAAGCCACGACCGATGCGGCGCAGCTCAACGCGGAGATCACAGTGCTGGAGCAGTGCCTGCTCGGCGGCGCGCTGGTGGAGTTCGCCGGAATCGCGCCCGAAGGCAGCTCGCTCTACCAGACTTCCACGACCAACACGCTCGGATCGTCCTGCCCGGTCTACTTCGTGCCGGGCACGAACGGCGGCTTCGGCGCACTCTCGCAGGGTACTTACTACGCGGGATGGACGTCCCAGTTCTGGCCCGTAACGGACTACAACCCCTCTTCGGGGATGCTCATCGCCTACGCTACAGGCACCTCGACGGTATACCTGTTCAGGAAGCTGACGGACGGATGGACCTACACGCAGATTGGGGCTACCGACAAGGCTACCTTCAACGTCCTCCGCGGCAGATATGCGACGGCTCAATCAGTATTGGATAATGCCGCGCGTATCGTCACGCTGGAGAACAGGGTCACGAACCTGGAAAACTACGACACGGATAACGAGGCCGTTATCCAGAATCTGCTGAACTCTGTCGAGAAGAACGAGGACAGCATTTCTTCCCTCTCCTCTTCTGTGGGCAGTCAGGCCACATCGATAGGCAGCATCCAAACCAAAAACACCCAGCAGGACAACCGACTGACGCAGCTCGAAGCCGACGTGGCCGCGCTGAAGGCCGGAGGCTCGGGGTCTTCGGGCTCCTCGGGCAGTACGGACGGCGTGGCCGCCGAGCAGCTCGCGGCGGAGATTACAGTGCTGGAGCAGTGCCTGCTCGGAGGCGCGCTGGTGGAGTTCGCCGGATTCGCGCCTGAGGGCAGCTCACTCTACCAGACGACCACGACCAACGTGCTCGGCTCGTCCTGCCCGGTCTACTTCGTGCCGGGCACGAACGGCGGCTTCGGCGCGCTCTCGCAGGGGACTTACTACTCGGGATGGGTGTCCCCGTCATGGCCCATGGGGGACTATAACCCCTCCTCGGGGATGCTGATTGCCTACGCTACGGGCACCTCGACGGTCTACCTGTTCAAGAAGCTGACGGACGGCTGGACCTACACGCAGATTGGGGCTACCGACAAGGCTACGTTTGACGCCATCAAGGCGCGTTACACGCTGGTGAATACGCTGCGCACCACGGTGGACGGACACGGGACCAGAATTGCCACGCTGGAAACGGACGTGGCTGCTCTGCAGGCCGGGTCGGGAGGATCGGGTTCTGGCTCTACGGGTACGGCTGAGGTGCTGACCGTGGACGCGGCTGCGCTGGATTCGCTCTGCCCGGACACTACCACGGCGAAGTCGCTGTTCCAGCACCCCGAGAAGATGCGGTATGTAGTGACGGTGACGAGCGGCGGTGTGACGATATGCGTGGGCGAGCTGGTGATGTATGCGGACGCGGGAGGCAAGCAGATTACGCAGGAGCTGCGCTCGCACTACTTCATCACCGGGAATGTTATCAGCTCTTCATCCATACGTCTGGACGCGATGAACACCTTTGTCCGTACCTACGGCATCCTATCCAACGGAAACACTTACTCTACCGAGGGGGCGTGGACTTACTGGAGACCGAAGGACGGCATCCTCAACCTTGGGGAGAGCGATGTGAACACATATTCTTATATGCAGGACAACGTGCCTTCCGCCCTTAAGCTTCCGCTCATCTGCGGCAACAAGTACATCACGCGGATTGTGTTCACCGTGACCAAGGACTCTGTTACGCACAGCGGCATCGTTGACCAACAGGTGTCAAACACCACCTGTATGCAACGGCTGCACATGGACAGCCGCCTCTTCACGCGGTTCATAAACTTCACCAACGGCTCGCGCACAATTGTTAGCGGGTCTCCGCAGACGTGGCAATACTCCGAGGCGCGTAATCTTGACTACAACAAGACAAGCGGCCTGCTGAAGTTGACAAACATGTGGGGTAATAATGTGGGAAGTTCTGTGAAGATTCCTGAGAGCGATGACAGCTTTCCGGGACTTGTTCCGAAGGGGACGCTGTCTAAGTTCAACACGCTCATGGCCGCACAGCAGCGGACTTGGGCGCTGAACGAGCCTGCGCTGCAGTTCGACTTCTTCGAGAAACACCCGAAGGATGTGGATGGGACTATTCCTGTGCTCCGTGGGTATGGGACTTCGTTCAGGTTGTGCTCTTACGATGCGTCAGACCCTCAAAACATATCTTGGGAGGACATTAACCAGAATGTGTTTTTCCATATGCCAGCAGCTTGCCCTTCCACTTATACATATAACGGCGTAACTTATGACCATGTGTCACGATATTTCGCGTTATTCAGGAAGTATAAACGAACTGGTAAGAGGAAATACAAAAAGATTGTTGGGAATAATTATAAGGCTAAGAGGAAGCAGGGATATATAGAATATTTGAGAACTCATGGTAACGTTAAGAATTATGGAATATATGAGAACGCTCATAATACAGCAGGAGAAATGTCTCTTATGAACTACATGGATGACTTCCCGAATATCTTTTGCAAGAAGCCAAATAAAAGTGGTGTTTTTTCACACGGGACAACACAGAATCTTCAAAATAAGAAAGATGGGAATAGTGGCTTCACCAGGACTGTTTCCAGAATCTCTATCGGAATCTGCTTGTTGCTTAAGTGTGAAAAGGAAGGTCAAAAACCACTCTTCGTTTACGGGCCATTACTGAAGGGGCATTTGCTTTCCATACATATAACCAGTGATGACAACCCTCACGGTAACCCACGTATTGCTGACATGTATTTCAAAAGGGCATAAAAAAAGACTGCCGGAAAATCAAGCAGTCTTAACTCAACCTGCCGGATAAACGTAGCATGCTGATAGAATATTGCCGATATACAGCGATGATTCAGCCGCAAAGGTAGGGATATATCTGAAGGACGGCAAGAGTATTCTAAGTTTTTTGTTTTTACGGAAAATTAAATTATGAAAAAGGACAACCATATACCAACCCCCTCCGCCGAGCTGGTGAACATCGGCCCGAACGGTGTGCAGGCGGTGATTGACACGGTGGAGGACACTACGGGGCTGTTCGACGACTACCGGATGCAGTACCGCCCTGTGCCGGGAAGACCCCGCGAAATGTATGCCCCTTGGGGGCTCAACGACAAGCTGCCGTACAAGATTGCGGAGCTGGTCGGCGCGGACGAGGTGGCCGCCCAGAACAAGTTCTTCAACGTGCTCACCTGCTACGGTGCAGGCCTTGCGCTCCAGGACGCGGAAGGCAGGCCGACCACCCACGCGGACGCGCTGCGCTTTGCCCGCCGTTCCGCGCTCAGCACGTTCTTCTTGGAGCAGATAACGGACTGCAAGTACTACTTCATGGCCGTGTCGGTCATCATCCTCTCTAAGGACGGCTCGCGGGTCAACCGACTGGTGCACAAGGATGCCTGCTTCTGCCGCCTCGCCAAGGCGGACAAGTTCGGCAGAATCCGCTACGTCTATTATGCCAACTGGAAAAAGGCGGGCCTGCAACGTGACGAGGTGGAGCGCATCCCGCTGCTGCGCGAGGACGACCCCATCGGCGACCTCATGGTCAAGATGGGGCGGGAGCCGGGCGAGGACGGGCGCTGCATGGTGCGCACCCCGCAGCGGAAGTTCGCCGTGCTGCTCCGATTTCCTACCGTGGGATGCCAGTACTACCCGACTCCTTACTACTCTGCGATGTTCCGAGGAGGCTCCTACTTCGAGAAGCGTCTCATCTCCGCCGCGAAGATTGCGAAGATACGCAACCATGCGAGTGTGAAGTACCAGGTGGAGGTGGAGCAGCGCTATTGGCAGAAGATTGTCGACGAGGCCCGCCTCACCGACCCGCTCAAAATCAAGGAGCGCATCAAGAAAGAGAAGGAGAACATCCGCGACTTCGTGGCGGGCGTGCACAACTCTGGAAAGGCATGGATAACGGGCTACTACGTGGACCCCATGGGCCACGAGGTGCGCGACATCCGCGTGGTCAACATCGAGGGCTCGAAGGACGGCGGCGACTATGCCGACGACATCAACGTGGCGGCCAATACGCTCTGCTATGCCGACAACACGCACCCGAACCTGGTCGGGGCCGTGCCGGGGAAGAGCCAATCTAACAACAGCGGCTCGGACAAGCGCGAGCTCTTTACCATCAAGCAGGCGCTTGAGGGGGCGTTCCACGACTTGCTGCTGCGCCCCGTGGAGCTGGCCTGCGAGTTTAACGGCTGGGAGGGCGTTCGGCCCGCCGTGCCGATGATTATGCTCACCACGCTGGACGAGCACAAGGACGCCAAACGTATCAACCCTAACACCAACACCCCATGATTGTACTCTCACAAGAGGCCTTCGAGCGTTACGTGCCTGCCTTCCGCGATGTGGAGGCGCGCACCTTCGAGGCCATACTGCCCTATATGGAGCAATTTCTCGGAGCGGCCCGCGACCTGACGGGAGACGGAGACGGAGCAGTTTCGTCCGCGCTCGTCGAGGCCTACGTGTACCGCAATGCGGCTTACTCCGCGCTGCCGCACCTCGACCTGGTACTCACGGACAACGGCTTCGCCGTGGTCAGCAACCAAAATCTGGCCCCGGCGAGCCGTGACCGCGTGGCTGCCCTGCAAGAGCGGTTGCGCGAGGAGAAGAGCGACGCGCGCGATGAGCTGCTCTTCGCGCTCTGCCGCGTGGCCGCGTTCCGCGAATCGGAACGGTGCAGCCGCCTGCGCTCCTCGCTGCTGTGGTGCCCGATGCTCTGCCGACGCTACGGCGTGACGGCCGAGGGAGGGCGGGCGGTCTACGAACGGGAGTTCCGCGCGCTGCTGCCGCAGATCCACGAGGCCCACGCGGAGGTGGAGCGCATGGTGTCGCGCGAGCAGATGGCCTGGCTCTTGCAGCACCAGGACGAGTACGACCTGACGGACACCTTCGGCGACCTGCGCATCGTCCTGCGAGAGCACTGCCGGAGGCTCATGAGCGCGATGGTCACGGGACGAAAACCTTCCGTGCGCGCACTCGCAACCCGGCTTCAGGACTTTCTCAACCAGCACGCGGGGGAGCTGCCGGAGTACTGCGAGAGCAGCAAGTTCGAGGCTGACAATTTCAATTCTTACGAAAATGAAAAAAACGACCCTTGCTTCTTCTTCGGATGAACTGCGCGTGGACGTTCCCGCTGCTTGGGAAGAGCTGACAGAGGAGCAGCTCTATTACATCCTGCATCTGCTGTCGTGGGGATTCCCTGCGAAGAACGTGCAGCTGTACGCATTTGTCCGCTTCGCGGGGCTGTACATCGTGCACACCGAAGGGGACACGCTCATCGTACGACGTGGCCGCAAGCTCTACCCGCTCTCGCGCCGCGACGTGCTGCTGGGAGCCATGGCGCTTGACTTCATCGGGCAACCGCCGCAGTTTCCGCAGCGTCCCGACAAGTGGCGCGGGAAGAAGGCGGTGGACGCGGAGCTTCACGGCGTGCCGTTCGGCGTGTACCTCCAGCTCGAAAACTACATGCAGCGCTACCTGGCGCAGCCTGACGAGTCGCTGCTGGTGGCCATGGGCCGCCTGCTCTACCCCAAAACGCCGAAGCGGCTGCGGCAGCCTCGGCTCTTTGCCTACCTCGTACTCCATTGGATGACGGGGCTGAAGCTGCTCTTCGCGCGGCTGTACCCGGACCTATTCAAGCCCGCACAGCCGGACGGCGAGATGCCTGACCTGCGCGAGGTGATGCTGGCACAGATCCGCGCGCTCACAGCGGGGGACGTGACCAAGGAGCATGAGGTGCTCAACGTGGACACGTGGACGGCGCTGGCCGAACTCAACGAAAAGGCGCGCGAGGCGCGCGAATTGGACAAACTCTACAAGCATTGACAGCCATGGACGTTAAGACCTTTTTCGATTTTCACTCCTATATATATAATATGGTACGCGCGAACCGACTGGCCGCCCAGCACGGGTTCCGGCCTTGCGCCTGCTCCGGCCTGGGCTACCTCGAAGGGATGCTCGCCAACATGCGCACGGCGCGGGCCTTTGCCTGTGTCTCGGACGTGTGCGAGGAGAGCACCGTGAGGCACGGCGGAGCCTGGTTCAAGCGCAGGGTGTTCACGGTGTTCCTGCTGGCACGCTACGACACGCGGCGCGAGGAGGACTATCGCGCCAAGCTCGGCGTGTGCCGCGAGCTGTTCCGCCAGATGCACTCGCGCTTCATCGTGGACGAGGCTCGGCTTCAGTCTGACCTCTGCTATCTCGCCGTGGACGACATCCGAAGCCGGGAGCTGGGAGGACAGTTCCTCAACGGTTGCACAGGACTTTACTTCATGTTGGCTCTCGACGAGCCTGTTGACCTACAATACAACGCCGAAGAATGGGAAAGTCAGGACGGACAGACAGCGTGAGGGAATACGGCCTCGGCTGGCAGGACAAGATGGTGGAAATCTGGCGCGACCGCATCGACCTGATGGGCATCAGGGACACGGGCGCGCTGCGCGCCTCGGTCGAGAAGGGACACTTCGCGCTCGGCGAGGCGGGCGGCTCGCTGTCGTTCCAGTACCTGGAGTACGGCATCTGCGTGGATCTCGGTGTCGGCAACGGCTACCGCCGAGGCAACGGAGGCGACCTGCCGTTCCTCGCGCCTTCCTACCGCATCGAGCACAAGCTGGGCAAGCCGCGCGAACGCCGACCGTGGTTCAACCGCTCGTGGTATATCAGCCTCATGGTGCTGAAGGACAAGCTGGCCGACGTGATAGGCGAGAAGTTCGCGGGATTGTTTGACAACTTGGAGAACAGGTGGTAGGGTGAGTGTTTTATTGTTCTGAAATGTGTAGGAATTGGACTATATAGAAACTACGCACATAACTGAGTTGCGCTTCTTCAGGTTTTTCATTATTATTGCACAAACAATAAAATTAAATTCTTTACTATGGAACTTCTAATTATTACAATCATATTCCTTGTTCTTCTCTATAAATATGGAGACAAACTGCCTGTGAAGTATGATGACGAGCAAGACGAGCACATCAAGCAATATAAAAAGAACAGAAAACAATATATAGAAGAAAACAATTATGTGTATGGGCTTCCATGGAGAAAGAACAATATAAAGAGACGGAGATGGGAATAGAATCCGTCTTTTCAAGGCCGTTTCGGATGCGTTACTTTTGGAACAAACCAGAAGTAACGCATTCCTTATATATATGAACAACACGGAAATCAAAACGGTAGAGCTTATCGTGAACTCTGAGCAGGCACGCAAGAAGCTGGACGAACTGAACCAGAAGCTCACGCAGATGAAGGCCAAGCGCGAGCAGGCTCTTGAACGCGGGAACAGCAAGGCCATACAGGCTTATGCCCGCGAGATGAAGAAGCTGGAGACGCAGATTCAGAAGACGGAATCCAAGGCAACGGCCATGAGCCGCACTCTGGGGAATCTCGACAAATCCACGCCTAACAAGCTCCAGCAGACTATCACAATACTTAACAATGAGCTGAACTCTGGCAGAGTGCTGCGAGGGTCTAATGAGTGGCAGGTTCTTACCAAGGCGCTCAAGGAGGCCAAGATGGAACTCAAAAGAGTGAATTCCGAGCTAAAGGTCGCGCAACAAATCCCGATGATAGACAAAATTGCAAACTGGGGTGACAAATGGGCAGGTGTGGCCGTTAACGTGCAAGCCTTCGTACAGGCTCTTACCGGCATGAAAAACGTCATCAACCAGACCACATCGGCTTTCGCGCAGATGGAGGAGGCCGAGGCACAGGTGCGCAAGTACACCGGGCTGTCTGCCGAAGATGTCAGCCAGCTCAACGAGAGCCTCAAGGCCATGGACACGCGGACCAGCCGCGAACAGCTGAATGCGCTGGCCGGAGACGCGGGCAGGCTGGGAATCACCTCCAAGGAGCAGATTCTTGATTTCGTGGAGGCTGCAGACCAGATAAACGTGGCACTGGGCGACGACCTCGGAGAGGGGGCAGTGACGAACGTCGGCAAGCTGGCCATGCTCTTCGGCGAAGACCAGAGACTCGGACTTAAAGGGGCGATGCTGGCCACCGCGTCGGTTATCAACGAACTGTCCCAGAACTCTTCGGCTTCGGCATCCTACATCGAGGACTTCACGGCCAGACTGGCCGGAGTGGGCAAGCAGGCCGGACTGACACAGGCACAGATCATGGCCTACTCGGCTGTGCTTGACGCCAACATGCAGCAGGACGAGACATCGGCCACTGCGCTCTCGCAGCTCATCACGAAGATGTACCAGGAACCGGCCAAGTTCGCCGCGCTGGCAGCCAAGGACGTGAAGGAATTCTCCCGGATGCTGAAGGAGGATGCCAACGGGGCGGTTATGGCATTCCTGTCTTCCATGCGGGCTCAGGGGGGCTTCGAGAAGCTCGCACCCATGTTTGAGAAGATGGGGCTGGACGGGACGCGGGCCACGGCGGTGCTGAGCACCATGGCCGACAAGCTGGGAGACATCGGGCGGATGCAGCAGCTGGCGAACGATGCCTACGCGGACGCGACGAGCATCGGACGGGAGTTTTCCGTACAGAACAACACCGTGCAGGCACAGCTCGAAAAGGCCCGCAAGCGGATGAACGACCTCAGCGTGGAGCTGGGCGAGAAACTGATGCCCGTGGCCACGGGTATGGCCAGGGTGACTTCTACGGGAATTCGGTTGCTGTCGGAGTTGATAACGTTCGTGTCGAAGAACGCTACATCCATAGCCACGCTCACGGCGGCCATTGTGGCCTACAACGTGGCGGCGAACGCTGCAACGATTGCCACGAAAGCCAAGGCGGCGGCCATAGTGGTGGCCAACACCGTGGCCAAGGCATACCATGCCACGGTAAACGCTCTTCATGCGGCTACACTTCTGCTTCAACTTGGACTCGCCAAGCTGCAAGGGAACTGGGCGCGGCAGTCTTCGCTCATGCTCGACGTGAAGAAGGCTGGGGCAGCAGTGGCCATGGGCTGGGGAGTGTTGGCAGCAGCTGCCGTGGCGCTGGCTGTCGGAATCTGGCATGCCGTCAAGCGGATGCGCGAACTATCGGCTGAAGAGAAGGCCCTGCAGGACATCCGAAAGCATGGGGCAGAGGCCATCGTGGAAGAGAAAAACAAGCTGGAACTGCTACATCAGGCGGCTCAGAACGAGACCCTCTCGCTCGAAGTGAGAAACCAGGCCATCAGGAAACTGAACAGCATTGTACCCAAATACAACGGGATGCTGGACGAGACCACAGGAAAATACCGCGCCAACGAAAAGGCTCTTACGGATTACTGCAACGCGCTGCAAAGGAAGTACGAACTAGAGGGAGCGCAGGACAAGCTTCGCGAAGTTGGGAAGAAGTTGGCCGACCTGTACATAGAAAAAGCAGAGTTGGAAGAGGAAATCAAAAAAATGGAAAAGGCCGATAAGGACCTTCGCAACAGCTATAGGGGTCCTATGGGAGGTGCTGGGTACGGTAACGGTTTGAACCCGTATGAATTTCAGGCTGACAGGCTTAGGTACAGGCTCAAGAAGGTCCAGGAAGAGATAGACGCACAGAATGGGATTAACGAAACAATCAAAAAGGTATACGGGAATGAGCTGCAAACCGTGGAGGCCAAGCGTGAAGCTGCAGGCGACCCCCCAAGTAGCGTAGTGACGGGGAAGGCAGGAAGCTGGACAGACCCTAAAACCCTTGAAGATAAACTGAAGGAGGAGCGGGAACGCATAGAGAGCGCAGCCAACACGCGTCGGGCTGCCCTGATAATGATGTATGAGCAGGGAGCTGTCACCAAGAAGGAATATGACGAACGGATGCTGGACATCGACTTGCAGACGCTCCAGAAGCAGCGGGACATTTACCGGCAGGGAAGCAACGAGTGGAACGAACTGAACTTGAGAATCGCACAGACATCCTTGCAGGTACGGCAGCGAGAAGCTGAGTATAGCCTGAGGGACATCGAACGGCAGGAGGCAGAAGCGACAGAGGCAGCCAAACGTCAGCTACTGGATGGAACCATGACGGAGAAGCAGTACCAGAAGCGACTGGACGAAATCAAACTGAGCCACATGCGGAAGAGGGCTGCATTTTACGAACAGACTGGAGACACGGAGAAAGCGAAGGACACCAACGCGCAGGCAGATGCTGAGGAATTGAGGATGCAGCTGGAGCGGAAGAAGGAGAATCTCCAGAAGGCAAAGCAGATGCAGGAGGAGTTCTTCAAGCAGTCGCTCGACGAGCGCGAACAGGGAGAGCTGCGCCTGCTCGATGAGCTGGTCGCCGCCGGGGTGATTGCCGAGGAGCGCAAGGAGGCATTCAAAGCAGAAATCCGCAAGAAATACGACAAGCTGCGGGAAGACGAGCAGCAGGAGAACGACCGGAAGAAGGGACGCAAGATTGAGAACCCGCTGGGAGAGGCCACAGGCATCTCTGCCGACCTTGTCAACGTGTTCAAGATGCTGGATTCTTTACAGGAAAAAATCAAGGACGGGCAGGACAAGTGGCAGGACTATGCCGCCGTGGCCGTGGCCTCGTTGGCATTCGTCAGCTCGGCACTGTCCTCCGTATCGCAGCTCTTCTCGGCGCAGCAGCAGGAAGAAGAAGCCGCCGTCACACGCCGCTACGATGCCGAAATCAAAAAAGTGGGAGAGAGCAGCACCCAGGGGAAGAAGCTGGAGGAGCAGAAGCAGAAGGAGCTGGCGAAGGTCAAGAACAAGTACCGCAAGAAGCAGATGGCCATGGAGGTTGCGCAGGCGGTGCTCTCGACCGCACAGGCTGCCATCAACGCCTACGCATCGGCCTCCAAGGTGTCGTTTTTGCTCGGCCCGATTGCCGCCGCTATGGCTCTGGCTGCGGGTGCTGTGCAAATCGCAGCCATCAAAAAACAGCACGCTGCCGAACAGGGCTACTACTCGGGCGGCTTTACAGGCGGCACGGACTACCGCAGGAGAGCGGGCGTGGTGCACGAGGGCGAATTTGTGGCCTCGCACCTCGCCGTGCGCAACCCTAACGTGCTGCCGTTGCTGCGGCTCATCGACCATGCGCAGCGCAACAATACCATTGCCTCGCTCTCCGCATCGGACGTGAGCCGCGCCATTGCCGCGCCCGTGGCTACGGCGGGCAACACGGCGGCCACTGCTGCCGCGCCAGCACTGCGGGTCATTGACACGGCCTCGGACGAGACGCGCGACGTTCTGCGCCGCCTCAATGAAAACCTGGAGGCGGGCATACATGCATCCGTCTCCATCACGGGGGAGGACGGCTTCGAACGCCAGTGGAACAGGTACAACAGCATGAAGAACCGAAAATGATTGCACTCTATATCAACCAGCTGCCTGCCGTTATCAAGAGCGGCACCAGCATCAAGCTCACGCGAGAGAACCCTTACTTTACGTCTTCGGGCGACTATACTTTGGACGTGGTGCTGCCACTTAGTGGATGCATGGAGAACCTTAAGATTCTCGGCGCGTTGCACCGCCCGGAGGCTTCGCTCGCGCAGCTCGCGGGCAAACACTTGGAGATGCAGCTCGTCACGGATCTCTGTACGCTCTCCGGCTACGCTGTCATCACATCGGTCAGCCAGGAGGAGGCGAAGCTGCAACTCGTGGCGGGCCGCTCGGCCTTCGACAAGGCCATCGAAGACACGGACGTGTATATCGACCGCATGGACTTGGGCAAGGCTTGGGACATATTCCCGGACCGCCTGCCTTACAGCGTCCTCAACGGTGACGGTTCTAACGACACTTGCTCCAAGGACAATGACCCCTTCGACCACATGCCCTGCTATATCCGTAGCCTGTATGCCCAACCCGCCTACGGACAGGAGGCGGTTCGCATGGTACGCGGAGAGTGGCCCAAGACGGATTGCGTGCTGTTCCCCATCTACTCTACGGAGAGCAACACGGTCTGCAATGAGATGAGCCTCGATGATGTGGACGGCAAGGTGTGGATGCCGCGCGCGGAGCTGTCGGGCGGCAATCATTACTTTACCCCCTGCGCGCCGCAGCCTTACCTGCTCGATGTGGTGCGCCGCGTGATTACTGCTGCCGGATACACGCCGGACTTGTCGGAGTTCGAGGCGAGCGGCTCCATCGTCACCAAGATCATTGTGGCCAACGTGCGTTGCACGCCGTACATCGCCCAGATGCTGCCGCACTGGACGCTGCGCGAGTTTGTGGAAGCGGTCCAGAATGCCACGGGAACGGTGTTTGTGCTCGAAGACCGCACTGTCAGGCTCATGACCCGCGCGGGATGGTATGCCAGGACGCAGCCCGTTGAGCTGACTCCTGTAGACGAGCACACCGCGGAACTCGACTCGGACGAGGATTCCCAGCAGCGCACTTCGTCCGCTGGCAACGTGGGATATGATTTTCCCGAGGAGGACGCGCAGCTCTGCCTGCCTGACGAGGTGTGGGAGTACGCTGCCATTGAATACTACAACACGTATGAGGGCATACAGCTCGCGGCAAGCAACATCGACGAAGAGGAGCGCAAGAAGAGCCGCGTGCTGTACGTCAACCGTACGGACGGCCGCGCTTATGCATACCTGCACAACGCGCTGGAGCCTGACAAGTACAACCTCCGCCAGGTTAACCAATACGGCCCGCTCATCCGTAATGCCGAAGCACGGGACAACGTGACCAAGCTCAAGCTGGTGCCTACAACCATGAAGTTGTATGGTATGGGCTACCCTAACAAGATGGCTGGCAATGTATACGACACGCTGATTGATGGCTCATTGACATATATCCCCATCCTCACGAGCAGCGTATCTCACATTGCTGGCAAGGAGGCCTACTCCATTGACCTCGCCATCAACAACACAGAGGACAAGGAGACGCAGCAGGACTATGAGAGTTCCAAGCAGGACATGCTGCCCATTGCCTGGTGGGACGGGATTAGCACCTGCAGGCGTAAGGACGATTACACGCTGGATGCGCCGGACAGCAACATACCTCTTGCCGTCGGGCTGACATTCATTCAGCACAAGGATGAGGGACACCGCATCCTGATGCCACACATGCAGCTCTACTCTGCCTTGCCGCCCGAAGGGCCGTTCATGCTGTGCCACGGCAACGGCTCGCCCAACTACCATCTGTCCTCGCTCTTCTCGGGTGCTGCCACCATTGACACGCGCACCGAGCATGTATTCTCCTTCACAGAGCGCGCGGCCGACCCGCAGCGGCCTTACCTCATCCGGGGGCGGCTCTACGCCTGCAACAAGATTGAGATGTCCCTATCCACCGATGGGGTAGAGCCCCTGAAAAAGGGCTACTTCTATGAGATTCTGTCCTGATTTCGACTAAATAGTTCTGAATCTTAAATTACTTTGCGAAATACGCAATTTTCCCGCTCGGAGATTTGTGTATTTCGCAAATGTTATTTACCTTTGCATCATCAAAATAAAGGAAATACCAAAAACCAATTCAGCCCTCGACATCACGGTCAAGTCATAACACAATGAAGAACGAGAAAGTTATAAGCGCATTAGAAGACATGATTCGTCAGATTGATATTGAGCAGTGGACGATGTTTGCCAATGACAGAGGCAGCGGTTCGGCTGGTGTACGTCCAGTGGGCAACTCTGATTTAATTGCTGACTATCTCAAGTTTGCCAAGACTGGCAACAACGAACACATCCCCAATACAAACTACATATCATATATTCCCGTTGGAGATTTCGATGAGGAGGAAAATGAAGTCGTAAGTGAAATCTTAGATTGCTATGGTAAATATGTAGAGCCAGATGGAATACTTGGCTTGGTCGTATGCCATGAGCATTATGACATGGAATATACTTTCTACCTGCTGCACATCGAAGGATAAAAAAACAGGGAGTGTAAAAACTCCCTGTTATTCCACACGGAAGACTCCGTGACAAGTAGTAATACTACTACAATTGTATTTTCGTTTCGATCCACAGCCCATAAGGGCTGACGAAAACCCTCGGAAGGGTTAGCGCTGCAAATATACGCATGTTTTTCGAACCCCAAAAAAATCATCAAAAAAAAATAATCATGAAGACTTACACTCTCAACGGGACACAAGTGTTCCTTGCCAGAATATCGGACATTGAAGCCAGGCCGTTAAAGACCTGTGACGAGATTGGAGCATACAACATAGACGACTACAACGGATGCGAAACCCTGCTTACTCTCGACGATGCGGAATGCGGCACGTATAGTGAAGGTGAACCTATCACGCTCGCAGAATGCATATCCTTAGGTAACGACCAGCACACAACAGAAGCATTTTACACGGTCGAATGGGCTGATGCTGACGCTATCCAGCGGCAACTCGTTACACGTACGACCAAGTACCACGACTGGACTTCCGAGCGCACTCGCATGGAGGACGCAATCAGCAGCAAGAACGATGGAGAATATCTGACCGAAGAGGAAGCGCAGCAGCTGCGCGAAGAGTGGAAGGCTACCGTCTCCTCCTACCACCCGGAACAATGCCCATCCGCTCCTGGTGTTCCGACTTTCGAGGAACTTGTAGATGCCGCAGGGTCAAGGATTGCTGAGGACTTGGAGGTAATGTGCGACCAGCAGGGCTACAAGTACAACAGAGGTATTCGCGAAGCCATCTATAACGCCATGCTGCATAATGGCATCACGGCCACACAGATTTATGAGGCTACAGGAGTTGCCAACTCCAGCATATCAAGACTAATCAACGGCAAAGAGGGCGTTAGCGTTGACAAGCTCGAAGCCATCCTATCTTATCTGCATATCCGTCTCGTATTTTAATTTTCAGTCAAAAGCCCCGAGGATTCACCCCGGGGCTTTACGTCTACTTACCTAAATCCCTTTCGACTCTCATCATCTCACGAGCTACCGTCTCATCCAGCAGCTTAGCATAAACCTTCCGCGTTATCTCGCTGCTGGAATGACCAAGTATGCGCGCAACCACATCCATCGGCACACCAGCATTGAGCATGATAGTTGCACCTGTGTGCCTCGCCCAATGTGACGATATGGGCTTATCGATTCCGGCAATGGCCGCTACGGCCTTCAAATATGTGTTATACTTCTGGTTGCTTATCGTCGGTAACTTCCATCCGTATTTTTCCAAAATTGATTCTGCTTCCGCAAGCAGCAGGAATGTAAACTTCTCTCCTGTCTTATGACGGCGAGAGGAATACACCCTCCTGCCTTCAATTTCTTGGACTCTTGTCGCATCGAATCCTTGCAGGTCAGAATACCCCATGCAGGTGTAGCATTGGAATACGAACAAGTCACGTGCTCGCGAAAGATAGCCATTACCCACATCGGACGATATTACGCGATGCAACTCGTCCATAGTAAGGCAACGCTCCAATGCACGCCCGCTCCTGTCGGTCGGACGGTGCACCGCGCCGCCATCATAGGGATTGCGCCGGGCAAGTCCATCCTTCACGGCATCAGCCATCAAGGCACGGAGGTGCCGATGATAGTTATACCAGCGTGTTTCCTCTGACAGGCCGATGGACCTTAGGTACTCGTCTAACTTGACAACTTGTAGCTCGCCGAAATCGTCAAGCCACCTCACCCGACACGCATCCTTCAAGGCTTCCACTGCCCGCCTGTAGCGCAGTCCGGTCGTGTGCCCCTTCCCATAGCTCCTTACTTGTATGCGCTCGTCGAAGTATCTTGACAAGTCCATGCATCCAGTCTCGCGCCGTTGTGCGAGTTGTGCTTGTATATTTTCCAACGAAAGCTTCGACCTCAATCTAAGATCCTGCTCGATCTCTCGCAGGCCGCGCAACAAATCTGCCAGCAGGTTGTTAAGTTCCGCCGAGTCAGCCCTGTTGCAGATGCGCTGGCCGTCCCACTCGTCCCATCCGCAACGGATGCCCGTGCTGATGTACTTCTGTTTTCTTTGCATCGTAAGCCGCAACTCAATGCGTCCATACACTCTTCCCTTCCCCTTCTCCTTGCGTCCGTGGATGAAGGCCACGGACAGCCTGTCAATCATCGTACTCAT